ATGCGCGAGGGCGTGATGCACAGCGGCTTTTCGCCGAACACTGTGTACTCACGTCGCAATGGCGGCACGATCACCGGCTTGTCCGGTGTGAGTGACCGGGAACTGTACGGCGCGAGAGTGGCCGACTACAGGCAGATGCGCGATGCCGCGAAAGTTGCGAAACGCGCTGAGGAAAGGGCACGCGCTCAAGCGGCGCGGGCTGACAGGGCACGCGCCGAACGTGAGCGTGCCCAGCGAGAGGGAGGTGGCTGGGCCTAGCGGCCCAGCCGCTTTTCGCGCCTTTCAGACCCAATCTGCGAAAGGGTCTGTTATGTACTCAAGTGTTTATGGCAATGCCGGTGCGATTCCGGTTGTCGATAAGCAGGTCATCGTTGGTATCGGCCCTGTCGATTACCCGCGCCGCAAGCGTTCCGATGTGGATCGTGAGGTCGTGATGACGATTCGTCGTCCTAACGCTACGGTGACCGTCGCCGGTTACGGCGGGATGCCGGTTCAGATTCCGGCTCCTGACGAGACCGTCCAGGTGCAGGTACCGCGTCGGCTTCCGACGTGTGCCCTCTGCACCACACAGCACAGGGGAGAGTGCTTCTAGTCTCCCTAGCCCTGTAGGGCTTCATACCCCTACAGGGCACAAAGCCGAAAGGCTCAATGCCCCCGCAAGAGGGTGAGCAGCAAGTTGTTTTTGCTGCTTGTGCTATCCATGCCTCAATGGGTAGACCGATCACTGCACTGGTAACGAGGAAACGTCAGTGCTTTCCAGTGGTCAAGATTCCTCTCCACTTTCTCTCGTAGGTGAAGCGGAGGGGTCGGGTAGCGGCTATCGCTTGCACAGGATCTGCCAAACCTGACCCCTCCGTGGATCCGAACCGGGTTGGGGCACAGGTGCGACGGGGCATTCAATCATTCCGCACTTCGATAAACCGGGAGGTTTAGTGTCCATTCAAGCCAATGTGTTCCATCCCAAGCTCAACAGTGTGCTGACGACGATCAAGGATTCCATCGTGGTCGAAATCGGTGACAACGACGACAACAGGGTCAGTGTGTTCTTCATGCAGAACAGCACTTCGGCGGTCGAGCTTCTGGGCCGCTCTCCGCTGACCCCGGTTCAGCAGGTCGCTGAGTTCGTGTCGAGGCTTCTGCAACATGCAGGCTTCGAGAGTTTCGAGTTCGAGCAGGTCGAATTGCCCTGCTGTCCGGGTCCGGTTGTGGATACGTTCTACACCCATCCCAGTGAGGTCGTCGAGGATGACGACAAGATCACTTGGATCGTGGGCAACCGCTACCGGCCTCAACGAGTCTAGTACCGACGCGTCCCGTCGCGCCTGTACTCCAACCCGGTTCCTCCTGTGGGCTGATGCCTCACTAGATGCGGGGATTGAGGAGGGAGAGACATATGGACAAAGTTGAGCAGATTCTCAATCTTGAGGTCAAGCCCAGCATCATGCCCCCGGTCGACCATCGGCACTACGACGGCTGGCTGGTTGATGCCAAGGTCAAGCTTCAGGCTCACTTCGATCAGCGGACGGCCAGCTTACCGGTCTACGACCGTGCGGTGACTATCCGTAAGTGACTGCGGTGATCTTTGTGTTTGCGTGGGTGTTCTTCGTGTGCCTGTTCGCGGCGCTGTTCGGTTAGAAACGTCTCCCCTCATCTAGTGAGACACCTGTCCACAACGGGCAGGTACGAGATGAAATACAGGAGAAAACAGGAATATGGCAATCGACAAGCCAATCAGCAGCGACGGTGTTTCTCGGCATGACGATTCCGCTCGTGCGGATATCGTCCTACCGCAGAAAATCAGCTACGACACTGCGATCACGGCCCTTTGTCGTCACAAGGAAGCCATGGAAACCTACGTCAAGACCAGCAAGCGGTACTTCCGCTACCTGCTCGATGACGGTCTGGTCGCCACGGCCCACTGTCTCGACAAGTCGTTCGGGATCAGCTTCTCGTCGGGGTCGAAGTTCAACCCACCGGAGTCCAAGAGCGTGAAGGTGTCTCTCACCGACGCAATCGAGGTTCCCACCGGTCAGGTGAGCATCCCGTCGCTGGGCGACGACGCAATGGTGTACGTCGGAGAAGGCGTCGACCCTGACCGTCCGCACCTGGGCCGTGTGTTCTACATCATGGCCTATGTGCGCCGGATGGATCAGCCACTCATCACCGATTTCCTCGACAAGGTTGAGGCGCGACTTGACTCGCACTCAATCTATCGCGGCAAGGCGGTGCGGCTGACCGAGGGTGGGTCGCTGGAGTTCGTGGACACCAGCAAGTACGCAGACCCCAAGCGCATCGTGTTCAACGATGACGTGACGGCTGCTATCGAGCGTTACGTCCTTGGTCCGATCCGTCAGCGCGACAGCTTGATCCGCCGCGGGGTGAGCCAGAAACGAACCACGCTTGGTTACGGTGAGTTCGGCACTGGTAAGTCCTCGCTGCTTCAGATCGCTGCTGTCGAGGCAATCCGCACAGGCCACACTTGGCTTGAGGGCGGTCCTTCCGTCAACATGACGGACCTCATGCGGATCGGTGCCCTCTACGGTCCTTCCGTGGTGGGTGCTGAGGATATCGACAACGTAGCCAACACTTCCGATGCCCATGAGGTATCGGCCTTGTTGGAGGCGTTCGACGGTATCGCCGCCAAGGGTGCGGACGTGAAGTTGATTATGACGACCAACTACATGGATCGCATCACTCCCGGCATGTTCCGTCCCGGTCGTATCGACACATGGTTGTATATCGGTCCTTCCAACCGATCCACCATGGAGCGAATCGTTCGGGCGAACATCTCTGAGGCCGAACTGTCCGATGACGTTGACTTCGATGCCCTGTGGGATGTGATCGAGGGCTTTACCCCCGCTTACATCCACGAGGTGTTGAACAAGGCCATCATCGGTGCAGTCGTTCTCTCCAAGGGCGACACCATCACGGTGACGACCGATGACCTGTTGGCCGCTGCGAACGTTGTTCGTGCGCAGTGGAAGTTGCAGCAGGAGGCCGTCGAGCCGCCCAAGCCGCCCACCCTGGATCAGGCGTTCCGCGCCCTTCAGGTGGATGCTGCGCAGGCGGTACTGCACTCCCCGGAGTCGCAGGTGCTGTTGCTGGAATCGGCAGTCAGTGGTGTTCAGTGCAACCTGGATGCTATCGAGGGTCGCACCCGCAGCGGTATCGAGCAGGGTCTGAACGCAGCCGCGCTGTACGACAAGTACGGCGAGGACAAGAAGGGTCAAATCATTGTCGAGTGAGTAGCGACTATGTGGATGGGCCAGGGGCAGCAATGTCCCTGGCCTTTTCCAGATAGCGGAACTCGTTATCTGGAAGTGGAGAAATAGGAGGAGCGGATGTTTCCGGATGGATTCAACCAGAACCAAGCCGCCAAGTGCCCGGTGTGTGGGGCCAGTCCATGGCGTAACTGCCAGCAAATGGAGTGGTTCGACGTTCACATCGAACGGGCCAAAGCCAGCGAGCCTTTAGTCGCTGCCTGGTGACGCTGTAGAGGACACCGCATAAGTCGTCAGTGACTTGTGCGGTGTTCTGTGCGGTGATCGCCGTACATACGAGAGAAACAGGAGAAGAAAAGTGATCGCTCACAAAACCTACAAGGACGGTGTTCTTCAGGGTGTGCTGGTTGCTCCCGGCAAGGAGGGTCAATCACATGAGATCCGTTACGTCGGTACGCCGATGGATCTCATGGCCGTGGCCCAGTTCCTTCAGTTGGAGCCGGTCGATGGCAGTGATCTGAACACCGACCTGGACAGCCCTGTCATCGACCTGCATGACAAGCGTGGTGGTTATGCGACTCTTCAGCCGGTGGATCGTGCCAGCGATTTGCTGCACACCGTCGCTGAGATGACCGCCATGATGCGGTCCGGTGAACTGCCCGACGAAATCAAGCGCATGATGCGCGAGGCTGGCATCGAACTGCCCGACGAGGGCACCGGTAGTAATCCTTGGGACTAGGCGTTACGTCCCCATAGCGCACAGATATTTACCGGGCTGTGCGCCTTGGGGTCTTAATGACCAAACAGGAGAAATTGGAGGAGGAAATGGCTGACTGGTTTGAGTCAGAACTTGGCATCGCCACCAGGCCATATTGCCGCAAGTGCGGTGAAGGTGACAGTGATTGGTGCGCTGACTGCACGATCTGTAAATACTGTGAGGGCTGCGATTGTGAAAACTTTTGCCGCTCTTGCGGTCGCGGTGACAGTGATTGGTGCGCTGACTGTGAGAACTGTACCCACTGTGGCCTTACATGCTGCTACTGGTGTCATTACTGCGGTCAGGGTGACAGCGATTGGTGCGACGAATGCCAACAGTGTCGATCTTGCGACGAGTCGGATTGCTGCGGCGACGACGACTAAAGACTTCCCAAACCGTGGGGAGATAGAAAAAGGGGAGAGGAAAAGGGTAGGCGGGACCAGGCGACTGTAAGCCTACCGATAAATCCGCTGCACATTCTTGCGGCCTACCCTTTTCACCCTTTCCCTGTGAGAAAAAGAGGAGTAAGAATGGTCATTCTTTGTGACCGGTGCGGTGCTAGGGCACAGTCCCGGTTTACCAAGTCAGAATCCAACATGGAATTGGCGTTCTGCGGTCACCACAAAAATGAATACCTAGAGTCACTCTCGTCTCAAGGTTTCATCGAAGTGGTTTATGCCGCAGATAAGGAATTCGCCAAAGCTCTGTAGGTCTGGCGCAGCAGGACCGCCATGGGGGTTTTCCTCCTCCTGTTTCCCCTCGTGGCGGTCCTAGTGCGCCAGCACTAAAACAAGAGAAAGAGAGGAAATGTCTAGGTGGTTTGAAGTCCAACAAGACGAAACCAGTTATAGAACAGTCACTTGGCGAGTCGAAGCCGACTCGTTTGAAGAGGCTCAACAAATGGTCTATGACGGTTACGGCGAACATTGGGACTCCGAAGAGTACGACTCCGATTATGGAGAAGTCACCAATGTCGAATGTCGGGATTGTGGCGAAACAGATGCCGACGACTGTGAGTGTGAACGCGTAGATCACGAGTTCATGGCCGAAATAGGTCTTTAGAAAGGACTACCTTTAAGTGGAGTTGGCTTCGTTTTTACTGTTAGTTGCCCTAGCTGTAGGCGTGGGTCTAGCACTATCGGGATAGCCAACTCTTCCGCAGGGTAAGGGAGAACGGCTATATCGCACGCGTGCGCGTGCGGACGGCCCACATGGTGTGGTCGCTAGTTCGATTCTAGCGTGGGCCGCTTATCTGTATCGAGGGGCCGGAATGGTATCGACAAACCTTAAACCCGCAAGTCGGAATGGTTTGGACTGGGGTTCGATTCCCCACGGCTCCACGAAGGGGGAAAAAAATATACGAGGAAAGGAGGAGGTATGCGTATCAAGCTGGTTTCTGAGCTTAAGACAGGTGACGAGTTCATCTGGGGTTCCGATAAAACACGCGGAAACATGTGTGTGATGGGTGAGGATTTAGGTCCCCTAATTTTCACCAAAATCAAATTACCGGACCCCAGAGATTCTGACCCGCGGGTCGGCGGTCGAGTTTATTGGTTACCCAGGTCGATGACAGAAAACTATCGCTGGTTTCTGAAAACCGACATGGTGCTGGTTCGCCAGTATGACAATGATTACGACATAGATTTCCGTGTCAGATGTATGCACTGTGGCGATCCTTATGGCGAACACATGCTACTGAAATGCGTCAATGGTGGATATTTCATCCCACTTCAGAACGATCTTGAACGAATGCATCCTGATTACAAGATAGCTGTTCGTGGTGATGCAGCAGACTTTTTCGACAGCATAGGGCTGTAGAACGACAAGAAAGGAAATGGGAGTGAGAGCAGGTAAAAAGCCGACAATCTGCCAGGAAGATGTTCTGGACATGGCCGGATTTCTATTCGGTGTCTACGAATTTGAAGCCCAGCGAGAAGGCATTGTCAAATTGGCTACCGCATTGCTTCTGCCCGAGTTGCACGATTCAGGCAATTCGGAAGCTGGGGAAAATCTGGTTCGGATTGCAATTGAAGCTCACGCTGGCTAACAAGGGCCGGTAAGGAGAGAAGGAGAGAAAATGGGTTGGTGGAACTCAAGCCCCGAAGGTGCGTCTTTGCAGCTTGAAGATGAAGGCCACTATTGGGGTGATGGTCCCGCGGACGTTATGGATGCCGCTCTTGAAGAGATTCGTGAGCAGTTCCGTATGGCTTGGGATCGTGAACCCATGCTTAGCGAGCTTTTGGCTGGCGTGATGTTCAGTGCAAGCATCCTTGAGGAAGCCGATGAGACTAACTGACGATGAGCTTGACAACCTGATGTACCGGTGCGACCGGGCTATCGGGAAGCTCCGTGAGGAACGCCTATCGCGTTCCAATGCAACCGAAATGATCGGTGCGACCATGGCCCTGATGAATAGGCTTCATCAGGACAAGTATGCAAGAAACATGGCCCGTAAAGCCATCGTTGATGAGGCTATTGATGATTCTGTCGATATCCGTGACGCGTTGCATCAGCATTTAATGAAATAACTGTGGAGAGCCGAAACCCTGATGGGTTTCGGAAAGTTCTAGGGGATTCCCCGCGAACGGGTAGCGGTCCGCAGCGTCAGAGATTTCTGAGGACCGGACCGCGAAGGTACGTCAGATTGGCGAAATAAGCCTAACGGACAGGTGGCGGCGTCCGCGCTTAAACGTATTTCAGATCGGGAAAATCTGGCCTAAGTAGTGCCCCTAGACCTTTCCAAAGCCCATCAACAGGCTTTAAGAGAAAGAGAAGAAAATGTTCGGACTTTACAACTACTGCTGCGTCTGTGAATGCCCAGAAGAACGGGTTTTCACCGACTCTTGGACAGGTAAAGAGTTCTGTTTCATGTGTCTGTCGAAAATCATCGACCAGATCACTATGTCGCCCACTGAAGATGGTGGCGACAACCTGCCCGAACTGATAGCAGCACTGTGATCGACGGTAGAGCCGCTTCCCTACAGGGAACGCTAGACCAGCTTCGCATGTCCGGTATCGAGGTTTACAACGATGGGCGCAAAGTCAAAGTGACTAACGCCTACGTTTCCCTCAATCGTCTGATTGTAGATATCGAAGATGTATAACACCGAAGTCAAGCAGGACAAATCCAGTGAATCACACCTCCCGCCTATCGGCTGGAAATGGGGCGACTGCGATTCAGAGTCGCCGTGTGGCCGCTGGATTTGTACCCGCCAAATAGACCACAAGGGTTTGCACCGTGCCGGTGTGGATATGTGGACGTGGAGAGCGGAATGGGACGACGACCGGGCGACTGATCCGGAAGATATGGAGATTGTGGTTTGACCAACCCGCTCGATTACGACTGGGACAGTTTTTTTACAACCAAATTCGGAGGTAGGGATTGATTAGTAGCCGTTGTCTGGCCCAAGCCTTGGGCCGTGCCGCTGCCGAATGCACCACCGACGAGGAACGCGCAGGAATTGCTACGGCAATAGAATACGTTGCCGCGGAGATCGGACACCAAGATTGGTCTTTTAATCGGGAAGAGTTTCGCTCTCAGGCAGACGAGTCATACGCAATGTGGATAAGCGAAAAAGTTAGACAGCTTGCGGCTGGGGCTGCACTAGCCAGAATCGCTAACTACAAGCCACCAAAGGGTGATGAGTGAAAACCATTATTCACGTCAACCAGCACAAAGTTCGCGCCGGTGAACCAGAAGTCTTAACCGTCAAGACATACAAGTCGAACGACTATGCGTCCGAAGCGGAGATCGTGGTTGACGGAAGCGTTGTAGCCAAGATTGTGTACCGTCCCGATAACCCGCTTTCGTGCGGGGCGAAAGTATGGATTGAAACCGAAGGAGAGGTTAGGTTAAAAAGTGTCATCAATAAATAACGCGAGAATATGGGATGCGATTCGCACCCTTCGCAATGAAGGCTGCGCCATTGCAATCCTTGAACCAGAGGAACTTGACGGTGCTGATCCGCAGTGCGTCGAGGAGTCGATGGTTAATGCTGGGCAGGAAGCCGTGATTTATCTAGTGAATAATTCGTGCAACTGCGATGAGTGAATGTATGTGGTGTGGAAATGACTCGCAAGTAGGAATTAGCGAATACTGCGTGGTTTGTGATCCACCAGAACAGGATGGTGATGAGTGAAGTAGTAGTCCACGCCAATGGCGAAGTGCAAATCAACGGTCGCTGGCTCAAAATCGACTCCGAAGTGTCCATCACCGGAGAGCGCGGCAAATTCAAGTACCTGGGCCACTCCACCACCAGCGGGGGCAAAGTTGTCCTCAATTTCGTTGGCGGCGGCTCAAGCAAGCACCTGTTGAGGTCTTTTTACCCTGAGCGGGTGAAGGTTGTTCACAACAAGAAGAAAGGGAGATATGAAAACTAAGAAACCTCTGTCCGACGAGGATCGGGCGGACCTGGCGGTGGCCGAAACGCATCTGAAAATCGCCACCAAGCATCGCCAGTTGGCTTCGGATGCCCTTGCGAGGGTGAAGAAGCGTCACGAACCGGAATTCGACATGTACCACTTCGATCCGTTCGATTTAGGAGAGGGATGAAGAAGTTAACTGTCACGATCCGGAGTGTTGACTACTCAACCTACGAAATTGAGGTTGAGGACGACTACATGCCGGAAAGTGACAATCAGATCATTGAGGATTGGTTCCTGCAAGGGTACCAAAATGCAACTTTGGTCAATTCGGAAATCAACGATGAAACCTTGGAAGATTGGGAGATCAATTGAGAAATAGATCGGTACGGGCCTTCGGTTTGGGCCTGTTGACGGGGGCGGTGCTTACCGCTGGGATCACCGCGTTCGCGGCCCCAGCACATGCTGAACCAGACCCTTCAGATGAAGTGATGAGGTATGCGATCAAATACGAGGACGCGGTATGCGAAACCATCACCTCGTATCCAACTGTGGAAGGAGTTCTTGGGCTGTTGCTCGCTATTGAACGAAGAAGTGGCTTCACCCCTTATGAGGCCGGTGAGATTGTGGCGTTGTCAGTTACTGACAACTGTCCACGCTTTATTCCGGTACTTGATCGGTTCGTCGCCGTGTATGGCGGCGGTGGAGGTTCGGCCATATGAGCATTGTTGATGATGTTGTCCACGATGCCGCAGGGGAGCTTGAGTTCCTTATTTCCGCATATTGGAAGCTGCGGTGCGACTTTGAGCGTGCCGTGCTGTGTGACAATCCGGAGTGTCATCATGCCGGTATGGATCGGGCTAAGGCGACCGCTAGTTACAACAGCATGGTCGCTGATCTGTGCGGCAAAATCATCGAAGTAATTGAGGAGGCAATGTGAACACATCAACAATCTTGTACACCATTGACAGCGAGGATCACCCGCATTGCGACAGCCCGATGGTGTTCTCGTTCGTGCCAAGGGAGAGTGCGGAAAGGATAGCCGCCAACTTCGCGGCAGAACTGCAATTCGTCACAAGGCTGGATCCTGAGCAGATCAAGGTGTGGGTCGAGTGATCGCCATACCCGCCGATCTAGACCTGGACAATCCCAAGGATATCGCTCAATGGCTCTGGCAGAACCTGCCGGATGAAGTTCGGTACAAGTACGACTCCGGTAGCGGCGACGGTTCGTGCTGGATCATAGAGAACAACGACAGTCGGTTTGCTATTGGGGAAGATCCTATAGACGGCGAAGGGCTGTGCTGGGCCTCTTATACCAGCGACCACGATCCCCGCGAAGTGTACTGGGATCACCGCGCATCCGGTGGATGGGCAGCCGGTGACGCCGACACCGCCAAGCGGGAGATTGAGTACGCCTTCGGGCTATTTGACAACCCCTACAACCTCAAGTAATATTTCACTATCGAGTTAGGAAAACGAGTTGGAACGTAACAAAGCAGCAATCCTCGCCAGCGGCATTGACCCCGACCTCAAGCGGCTACGCCGCCTACAGGCAATCAAGTCCGGGCAGGAAAAGAAGTTCATCAAAGCAGTCGAGAGCATCGAATACTACTGGGAAACAGTTTTCAGTGCCATAGCCGATGCAGAAAAGGGTACCGCCTAGTGGGTTCATACATAGCGACGTGGGGAGTTTTCGTCCTCGACGTAGACGGTCCGGTAGAGGCCGCTCGCGTGGCCCGTCAAATGGCCGACGAACACTTTCGCTCCATGTGGGGCGTAGAGGAAGTTGTGTCCGGTGACCGGGTGAGCGTCGATGTTGAGCTAGGCGTGATCGTAAATCCCCTCATTGACGACGACGAAGAGGACCAAGAAGTTGCCTAATCCTGTTCTAATGCTTATGGCCCTGATGATTGTTTACGGGCTTTACAGATCACTGAACCCTGACGGCAGGCCATACCGCGGTAACAAGAAGCTGCGGCAGCTGTGGGCTAAGTACGATCAGGCTGACAGCGCACCATCGCACGTCATCTGTGGCATCCCCTCACCTGACGGCGGTCTGAACTGCCGACTTGAGATTGCCCACATTGGCTGGCATTCCCACCACGGCCCCATTTCCTGGTACTACGACCAGTGGGCAGAGGACACCCACACGAGCCGGTACCGTAATAGTCCATGGTGAAGTACAGCAAGGAAGAACTCGTCAGGGCCGTCCGGATCGAACGGATGGAATTGCAGGTCGAGTTGATACGCATAACCAAACGCATCCGCCACATTGAGGATCGAATGGTTGAGCTTGATAAGGCTGATGGACTACTTGAGGGAGAGTTATGACGCAGCACGTTGCTGGTGCCCCAGTCGGAGCGGCTGGGTATGTCCATCACAAATGCCGGTGCGAAGGATGCACGGTGGCGTACCGGAAGCTGGGTAAAACGCCCAGGGAGCGCCGCATGAATGGGCCTACGCCTGAGCATGTTCATGGCACCTGGAACGGTTACAGCAACTATGCGTGCCGGTGTGCTAAGTGCCTTGAGGCGTGCCGGGAAAGGTACGACTACGCGGCGGCTTGGCGCAAAGCCAACCGTAAAGAATTGAATCTGCGTCAGCGGATGCGCCGCAAGGCTGAAAAGAACACTTAGTAACCACAGGGATGGGGGAGTGAAAGCGCGTTAGTTGACTCCTTTTTCCGCGCAAAGCATGGCCCATGACCCACGACTCCGGCGAGGTCATCGCTGCGCCCCCATCCCGAATCATTTAGTAGAAAAATACACAACAAAGTAAAGGATATAGAAAGAATGCGTAAAAATCTTTACAAGTTAGCGAATAACGAAAATTGGTTCCTTGAGGTTGACGGAAAGCATGTAGGGCAGTTCTTCAGCAAGGAAATGGCAGAGGCGGCATTCGCCTTGATGGTAGATAGGAACAATGAGTACCGAAACAACTGATCCCGCGGAAATCCTCGCAGCAGAACTCCGGTCCCTTCCTGGGGATTGGTATGTGGCTCGCGCCAAGGTCGGTGCCGAAAACATGGCCCGGACCAATCTGTTACAGCGAGTCGCAAACTTTGCGCTAGAGGACGTGATATTTCAGGTGGAAGTTCCCACCTATCACGTTGTCGAGTTCAAGAACGGTCAGCGCAAACAGTCAAAAAAGACCATCATGCCGGGTTACATGTTGATCCGCATGGAGTTGACTGACGAGGCGTGGACCGTGGTCAAAAATACGCCTGGGGTGAGCGGGTTCGTCGGGGCCACTACGGTTCCGACACCCCTCGCCCTGGGCGACGTTATCAAGTTCCTGCTCCCCCCTCCGGTAAAAGAGGTCAAGGGTCAGGTTGGTGCGGATCCCACCGCAGCAAATGTGATTGTTTGCGACTTCTCCATCGGGGATGCGGTTACCGTTATGGATGGTCCGTTCACCGGGTATCACGCCTCTGTTAGTGAGGTCGATGTTGAACGCAGGAAGCTTCATGTTCTGGTTTCAATCTTCGGTCGGGATACTCCGGTGGAACTTGGGTTCCATCAGATCGAAAGGATATAGATGGTTCATTACGATGCGAACGCAATTGAGCAGGCTGCGGTCGATATCGGGGACGGCTACCGGGAAGCGGTCATCACCCTCGCCAAGGGTGACACCGCGGAGTCGTTTTTGTCAGATAAGTGGCAATTCGGGGGTGTTGGATCGGTTTCGTATCTGATGCATCCTTCTGGTTATACGGTCAGTCCCGGTAACGGGATCAATAAGATGTATCTGTAAAGGAAAGGTTGACAATGAGAGAGTACAAAAAGGGTGGCAACTGCCCCCGATGCAAGAAAGATTACGACGATTACCCCGCTTTGTCGCGGCTGGACAACAAAACGAACATCTGTTCCAAGTGCGGGACGGCAGAGGCCATGTTCAACTTTTTCAACCGGGGTCAAGAACTTCCTCCGGTCGATGGGCCGGTGCAGTGATGGCTAGAACCCCAAGTATTCGGTATGACAATTTCTGTCAGGCCAAGACGCGCCGCCAGTGCGAGGCAGCGGGGTGGGGCGACTCCATGATTGGCTGCGGCAACCGGGCCAAGCTGGAAGTCGATGACAATGGTGTTGGCAGAGAGGGTGGAACTCCGATTTGCCGGATGCACCAAAAGCAGTGGGCCAAGGGATACAACTACGGAGTAAATAGATGAAAGCGACAAAAGTAGCTAAATACCAAGTGACCTACGAAGCGTGGGACTCGCAGACCGGAGCAATCGACTGCGAATCCGTCAGCGCAAACGGCGCAATACTGAAAGCTCGCACCTACCTCCAAGACGAATTGGGGTATGAGCGAACCGGCTACATCATTCAAGAAGTTTACAAAATCTAGGGAGCAGAACCACATGAGCGCAATCAGCAACATTGACGATGCGGAAAACCTCATTAGGAAAGCGCAAGGGCAAATGTCCTCCGATAATGTCCAGGCGGATTTAGCACTGGCAGAAGCGGTTACAAAGCTCAGAAAAGCCGTTCGCTTGATTCAGAAAGGAAAATAGAAGTAGTGAGCGATAGGATGCCTCTTGCAAAAGCGGCACTCAAGAACAAGATGATTCCCGACGACACAGTACTGTTCGACATTCAAGTTGCGCGAGATTTGATGCCGAGAAACATTGGTATCGACTTCAGCAAGGTCGGACCGGTTAGATTACCGTATCCAACGATATTCATGGAATATCGAGAACCCATGCTGGTAAAGAAGAATGATGGCGACTTCCCCAGCAAGGTTGGATTTCTCATCACGGAAAGCGACGACCATCGCTCCATCTACATGAAGGCATACTTTCTTTTTGACAACGATGGGGCAATGAACGACGTTATTGAGTTGGAATACAAAATTGATGAGAATGGATTCCTAATCTACGGTAAAAATACTGATGACGGGAATTGGAAAGCTGCTGTGGATAATGGCAAGAGTTCCGTTGAAGCTTTCGTTTACTGGTCTGACGATCTTGGTTGGAGCCTTGAAACCCTTCGGGATTTCACGCCAATCGTTGCCGCTCTAGCAAGGGCTTGTCTGACGGCTTTGGGACTCATCAACTGCCGCAACGTGAAGTTGTGGGATGGGGGCCGAATCCGGCAGGCACGAAGCGGAACGGATAAGCGGCGCGGAATCCCGGCCAAGGAAATCCGCTACTCGACCATCATCCTGCCGGGTGGCGGAAGCGAGAAGGTAGGAACCGGATCTGGCACGCACCACCGGGCCTCAGCGGTCCACAGGGTGCGCGGTCACTTCAAGACCTACACCGCGGATGCCCCCCTCATGGGTAGGCACGTTGGCACATACTGGTGGGGTTGGAACATCCGCGGCTCCATCGAGTCCGGGGTTGTTGAGAGCGACTACACCCTGGGAAGGGACACGGCATGAAATTCCCCAACTCCGACGACACCGGGGAGCCGTTACCGGTAACCCTGTGGACAGCTGGACCGCTAGGGAGTCAGCTGAACGAAATGCCCACCAACGAATTCCCCTGGGAGGAATGAAAATGAATTTTCCGAACCGTCCGGATCATCCGGACTTCTGGCTCATGGCCGAATGCGTACAGGACGTAGACGCTGCGGCTGACGACGGTATCGCCATGGAGAGGATCATTGGCAAGGTGGATATGCGTTCCCTTGCGTACATGGCCTCTCAACGCGCCCTCCGTATCAAGATCCCACCGGGGGGGCTGACCGTCGCGGCTGCCGGTGCTGGGTGGATTGACGGCTTCATGGCCGGGGTTAACTTCCAGAAGCGCAGGAGTGTGGAGATCACGGATGAGTGACCTCCGCACCCGCATCGCCGCCGCGTTGAAAGCTAGGGACGAAGCCAGTACGGATGGCATTGACGACCCGTTCCTGGTGGAACACGCATCGTATGACGAGTTGGCCGACGCGGTGATCCGCGAATTGGGGCTAGGTTTGCAAAATCCAGAATAATACCGCGCACAGAGCTAAGATATGTGCAGGTAAAACAGTCCAAAGCACAGAGCTAAGTCAAGTTTAAGAACGTGTTTTCAAGAGTTTCAACCCCCCTGCCGACACCCTGTTGAGCAGGGGGTTTACTCTTTTTCGGGGTCGCGCACACCACGCACAGAGCTATATGTCAAGATAAGACCATGGTCGAAGAGTTGCTGGAACTGGTCGAATCGTGGCGGATTTCCCTGGCTGCGCTGAATAAGTCGCCCCAAACGCTCAACAGCTACACCCGGTCGGCGGTCTGCTACCTGGAATGGTGCGAGGCCAACGGGATCGGGGATCCCCTGCTGAAACTGAGCATCCAGAAGTTTCATGCCGCCACCCTAGCCGCAGGCACCGAACCCAACACCGCACGGCTGCGCCACTATGCGCTGAAGTCGTTCGTGAAGTGGCTGCGCGAGGAGGGCGAAACCGACGCGGACCCGTTCCTGGGGATGGGGCCACCGCGCAAGAACGACAAGGTGGTGCCGTCGCTGTCCGACGATCAGGTCACCGCCATGCTGAAAGCCTGCAAGCGTGCCGGTGTCAGCAAGTCCTCCAAATTCATCGACCTGCGAGACGAGGCGATCCTGCGGTTCATGTTTGAAACCGCCACGCGCAGTGCGGAATTGGTGGGAATGCGGATAGATGACCTTGACCTGTCGGCCATGAAAGCCGTCATTGTCAAGGGCAAGGGCGGCAAGGGCCGGGTGGTGCCGTTCTCCGCTGCCACCGCATCCTCGCTGGACCGCTACCTTCGGGCACGGCGCAAATCCGCCAAGCCCGGTAACGACAAGTTCTGGATCACCGCCTGGGGCACCCCCATGCAATATCACACCCTGGTATCCACCCTGAAAGCTCGCGCTGAGACTGCCGGTGTGAAGGGATTCCACCCGCACCGCACCCGCCACACCGCGGCGACCCGCTGGCTGCTTCACGGCGGCTCTGAGGGCGGTTTAATGGCTATCGCCGGATGGAGTTCCAGGGCCATGATCGACCGGTACACCGGGGCCAGTGCCGCGGAACGTGCCCTGGACGAAGCCAAGGGTTTAGACCTGGGATTCTGAACGTGGATCTGCCGCACGGTTGCGCGTGGATCTGCCGTGTCTAGTCACCTAGACAGTTGTCGTCGTGAGCAAGAATTTCATCAAGGAAAACATCCTCACTGACAGACCTTCGATATGCAGCTACGGCACCAATCACCACCACGGCGATATCGTCGGCGTCAGCCCACAACCTGGGCGAAAAGTTGTCCCTAATGGCGAACGTGATTGCATCGTGCAGCGTCCAATCACGGCCAAACCGACGCGGCCTACGCAGATCGGACTCTGTTGGGGTACGTTCCGCATCCTCGTTTTCCCCAATACAAATAGAACACGAACACCCCGGACAACTCATTGGCCGTCCCCCTGTATGCGGTTAGGTCTTTTCTGATAATCAACTATGCCGTCCCATTTTGTTCCGCAGCCGCCTCTACAGCACCATTTGCCCCCATCCCCATACTCAAACGTGAGCATCCACACCCCCTGGTCATGGCGACAGCAGTCGGGACAGGGCTGAGCGTGGTTATTGTCGTACCACCACCAGCCACCACCGCGGCAGCGTTCGCATTCCGGGCTAAGTGATGTTATGGCGCTCACTTAACATCACTTACGAACGTCGGACAGTCACACGGCTGCAACCCGCCGATACCGTCCGCAACTTTCGACCCACACGGACCCGAATGCCAGCACCACGGATGACCGCACACACACCATTGCATATTATCTTTGCCGCGCTCAATGATCTTCTTGAGGAACCTCACGACCAGTCAACCTCTACGGCACCGCACCCATTTCGCAGAAACATTTCCGCCGTCTCCATGGCCTGCTCTTTACTTTCAGCATCGACGCTAATCACATTCACTGCCGTCTTAGGCAGAATCGTGTCGCGCCAGTAGTAACCGTGAACTTTCATCTCGCCCTCACTTTGGCCGATTTCAAAGCCATTCTTCGGTAGTGGGCTTTCCGGGCGGATTCCGCCATTTCCAGCCGCGCCGCTTCCGGCATCACCCCATCGGGATCCACCAAATTCTCAAAACGGTCCATCATGGCCTTCCGCGCCGCCGCGGTACGGGCCGACCGATCTTGAGTTTTCGCCCAGGACTCATGCGCCGCTATTTGCGCCTCAAGCGTGCTAAACCCCATGGAAGTACGCCATTGCACACAAAACGAAAATAAGCACCGACAGCATCGACAAACTCAGCACGAGAAGCATCGTCTCGTCGCCGGGGGTGAATTTATTCATCTTCATATTGTCTTACCGGCATCCCTTCATTGAAAAACTTCAAAGCACCCTGGCCGTCATCGAACAGGTGCAACATCTTGTTGTTCGGATCCCAGACCACCCACTCGCTGGTCCGGTAAATCTGGCATTTCTTGTATTCGCTCATTGATGGTCATATACCCCGAAAACCAGGACCATCCACGCAATCGCCCCCACGGAGCAACCAATGATGATCGACATGGCGACCGCCCACAGAATCCAATAGACAGCCATCTTGAGGCGTGAAAAGTTAGTGCCCTCAGATTTCAGGAGGGGAATTTCAAAATTACCCCTCATGCTTCCTCCATGAGGAACAGGAAATATGACTCAGCCCTCGCCACCACCGCATCGGTGTCCATGGACTCCAAGTTGTGCATGGCAGCAGACTCAATCGCAAGCTCTAGGGCCGTCTTTCGGATATCCCCATACGGCTGGTAAACGCCGTTCACTTGTCGGGCCACTTATCGGCTCTGAGGGCAGCCTTCTTATCTCTCTTGTAGACGGCCTTCATAAAGGTTTCGGCGTCCTCGCGGGTACTGAACGTCCCCAATACCTGAGCGGTCCAAGGGTCGTAGACGGAGTACGACGGATCCTCCCAAATTTCTAGGGGTTCCTTGTCGTAGTTGATGTACTGATCTGAAAGGTTCATAGCAACCCCAGCATTGACAACATCGTGCGTGCCTCATCAGCATCAACGACGTTGGAGCAGACCGCGAGCCGTGCCTTGTCGATCATCTCCTGGGTGGGCTTGAGGGGCATGGGGATCTGCTGTAGCAGCATGTCCTCGCCGCGGGGTTTACCGGCCATCACTTAATCCCTTCCACTGAATCGGACTTGTTGAGAAGAGAAGCCGCCAACTGACGCGCCCTCTCAGGAGTCAACTGCAACAGGTAATAGCTATCGGCGGCATCATTGCCCAGAGCAAGGGCCACACGATCCGGTGCGTCGGCAAGAACACCGACAATCACCCGGTCGGAATCAACGATGTTGAGGGAGATAGCCCCCATCTCTGCGAAGCCGTCCATGTACTCCATGAAAGTAATGTACCACTATTAGGCATAAAGCAACAACCCCACACACTGTAATAGTGCATGGGGTTGTTGTCTCCACCGTGGGGCCGCGGCTTGGCTGGGTTCGGTCCGCTCGCGCTCACTACTACCAGCCACCCAGGGTGAGGTAACTCATCCGAAACCCCTCGTGGGGGCAGTGCATTTACCATCGGAACCCGTTACCGGGGCGCAGATTAAGGGGGAAGGGTCAACCTTTCGGAGGCAGCAAGTGGGGGGTACTGCGCCTCACGGTCAGTGTCAGTAGGCGACCCTTCCCTATCGGAAACAATACATAACTATTACCGATAGGTCAAGTTACTTCTTTTTGCGGGAACCTTTGCTTCCAGGCTTAGTCTCGATGCCGCCATCCATAGCATCCTTGGGCATGGGCTTGGCCTTCGGCTTGGGCTTGGGCTTTGGTGTAGCCATTACGACATTGCCTCCTGGCCGATGATCTGAACGGACACATTCGCAGCAGAAGCCGTAGTGTTGGTGGCGACCACAGTCAAGGTGTCTGGGCTTGCGCCACGGATCGAGTTGACTAGCGGGAACAGCTGGTCAATCTGCTGATCGACAGCCGTGTTCGCGGGAACGAAGATCGAATACACAACCTCACCCGACAGGGTGAACGCTGTAGCAGACGAATCAATCTGTGCGAACGAGTTAGGTGCCGCAGCGTTAGCAACGAAGTTGGAACCGGTCAGGTTGATTGCGGAGGTCGGGGTGGACACGAAAATTTCGATGAACACCGGCTGAGTTGACGTGACCTGCAAACGACGCGGGAGAAGCTGACCCCGGTTGATGATGCCGATGCTGTAGTTCTGCCCCGCTACCGGAGCAGTTGCAAGCGCACCACCTGTCACAATGTCAGCCAGGGTCAGGACGGTCGCGGTGTTCGATGTGATGCGTGCGGTGTACTGCACACTGGACACGGTGTAGTTGACGAACCGGCCCTTCCACTGATCCACCGTCCACGCCGCTGTGCCAGCGGTCAGGCTGGTAGTGCTACCTGCGGTCGCGGCGGCGGTAGCCTGAGTGTATTCAACAACACCCAAAGGCTTTCCGCGAACCGAAATCACTGGGGCGCGAGAAGCTGAAGCGGCAACCGACTTTAAGGGTGCTGACTGAGGATTGCCGTAGCTGTAGGTAAAGCCACGCGCCTCATCAATTCCACCCTCAACTATCACGGACACGCCATAGTGATACATGTCATTTTGGGCTGCTACGGTGCCGATGTTCCTCTGCTCGTAGCGGACAGGAAGGTTGCCGGTTTTTGCCCACGGTGCAAGCTGTCCGGAGCGGTTACCGAACCCGACAGTGTGCAACACAATCGGCTCACCGTTGACGAACACACCGTATCGGACTGCACCCGCGCCGTACCAGGCGTACTCCATCCACACCATCTGGATTCGTGTCCAGTCAAGAGATGCACGGACGACGGCATCGCCGTTCCATTCAGTCCCGCCACCCGATGTTCCGGCTTGGAACTTGGTGTCGGTGACGGTTCCCGAAGTGTCGGAACGAACAACTAAAGCCATGCCGTAGGTGTTGTCAGCCGAAGGGTTTCCCTGCTCTATGAAGATTCCATTGGAGTCATCGAAGAATCCGACCCGTTGCAGCTGATTGGTCTGCGCGGTGCCGAAGTTCACGGCGGTCGCCATCATCATGGTCTTGCCGGGTTGGTAACGGTGGTAAGGGCGGGACTGCCGGATGGTGAGATCGCCCGAAGCCGTACCGATTCTCATGCGCACACCGCCCAGGCCAGGTTGGTGTGCAACGGTGCCACCACCGGCTGTCAGGCTCTCCCAGCGCAACGGCTGCGTGCCATATTCAAAATCCGCTTCATAAATGTTCTGGTGACGGCTAGTTTTGAGCCGCCCCAAGGCATCGTTGAACCTGCTCTCATTCTTGATGATCTGCGAGAACGATCCATCTCCGCGGTCGTCAATGCGGGGAAGGACTCCCGGCGCATAAATCTTTTCAGTCATTTACTTCCCTATCTGTTGGTTGCTTGTTGCCTTGCCATGCCAACCCTCGACCGGGGGCAGCAAATGCCTGCTGATTACCTCTGTAACGGCAGTGATGAATTCTGGAATATACTGTTCACGCACCCCGAATCGTTCTCCGATTCGTTCAATCTCTAGGTACATACTCATAATTATATCGTAATAGTTTCTATCCGCGCTTCTTTCCCGGTGTCGGCGTCTTTCCCTCGTGAGGGGTACCCGGCCAGAAGCCCAGTGCATCGTGGAAAACCTCGGCGGCAAAGCCCTTCAACTCACGGTCGTTCTGGATGTACTTGCTCAGCAGTCCGACCAGTGTCGTGTACGGGTGGGCGGCGTTCACCCACTTCTGACGGCCCTCCTCGTAAGCCCAATACCGGCGAAGCTGTTTAACATTCTTGCGGTCCTGAGGCGTGGCCTCTTTACCTGCTGCCATTTACGCTAACCAATTCCTACTAGTGACTGTCTTAATCCTGTCCCCATTGCGCCCATCCCCGCGAGCGGAGTTGCATCGCAGATGCGACGGCCTCAAGTGATCCACCATCCACAACCGCGGATCGTCAGGATCCAACATGGATATCGGGATGACGTGATCGACACTTGCGCTGGCCGGGTTCGGCCACTCCAACGTCAAGTCAATAGCCGTTGACTCAAACGGAAGCTTGTCCCAACTGAACGGGGCGTACTCCACATCGGCAGCTTCCCCCGCACAGATCCAACAAATCTGTGACCGGGAAAGGCAACTGGCCCTCGATCTCTCCCACAGTCTCCCGCCACGGCCCTTCGATTTCTTCGGTGTTGCAACGAACTTTGGCATCACTCATGCCTGTTCTGTTTCCAGGGCTTCTCCTGCTCACCCTCAATTCTCTGGCGTGCAAGTTCAAACTGTTCCTGAAGCAACGCGATCTCTTCCGGTCCAAGCGGATCGTTCCAATTCCTCACACGTTCCTCAAATCCGCGTTGACCACCGGCTCAGATTTCTTGTCCTTCATCCAACCGCCGCAGTCAGCGCAGCAATAACGCTTGTACCTATACGTCGTCGTGTACGCCCATCCCCGTTGGTGGATGTTCACCCCACCGCATCTGGTACACATTGCCGCGCCCTCCGACGTATCCTCCTCGCTCCCACCAGAAATCAACGGTACGTTCAGTCCGTCGATCCACGGCAGCAGCCGGTCGAACAACTGGCTCGTGATCTTCACATCGTTCTTGCAGTACCGGATCATCCGCCTCTGAGCCTTCGCCTTCTGCTCGTCGGTCCCCCGGATGATGTGATCCCATGTACTAAACCCTCCGGGGTCGCTCTTCAAATCAAGGCCCAACTTCTCGCACACGAACGCGAGCTTTCTGCTGGGCCACTGGAACTTACCGACCGTGCGAAACAAATCAATGTCACGCCACGGTGACGGCGGCGGCAGGCCGATCTCTGCCCACGCCGCACGCAAATGCTTGTTGTCGAACCGCACCCCGTTGAACGTCACGATGTAATCCGCGGCATCATAAATTTCATGGGACCGGCGAACCATATCCTCGTAGCCATCCCACTCGGCGTGGGCCTCAACGGTTTTGTTGCCGTGCTTGTGCGCCGCGAACATCAGTAGCCCACCCGGTCGGATGATCTGGTTGATGCCCACGTTCTGATCCCGCAGACCCCAGGCATAAACCTCGTTGGGTCTTGTTTCAATATCTACTGTCCAGATTTCAGGAGACAAGATTCCTCCAAGCGAACATCCACACCCAGGGGTCCGCTTTCGGCGGCAGAATGTTCAGTAGGTGCGCGGCGGTGAAGGTCACAACAGCCGTCGTAACAACCGGGTGGGTTTCCAGCCAGCGATCAACCTGATGGGACAGCAACTCGCCATCCCTTGCCAATACCTCGTATGCGGCAACGCCAACACCTAGAGCAATCCAGGCGCGTTCTGCGGAGCGCATATATAAACCCTAAACCCTATTGCGTAATAGTTATTGTTTATCTTTCGTCGGCGTGTTGAAAGAGCCTTGGCACCCATCCCTGGGAAGTCCATGCCAGTCGCTCTTGCACCGCCAGCAGCGCGGCTGTTCCTGATGTTTAACCACAGGTGCCTTCTTCGTTAGTAGCCCGGTTAGCTGCCACCGGACGATCTCGTCTATCTCTTCTTGCGCGACATGCTCACGCAGCAGTCGCAGTCGCTCTGCGTATTCCTCGTCAAACACCTCAACCCCTCAAGTTTGTGAGGCCCGGAGGAGGCACGCTGGGAGAGGCGGACTGGAACATCCTCCGGGCCAGGGCGCAGAGTCTTAAAGGCCAAAGCCTACCCCTCACAATTCTATCATTAGATAGCGTATCTAAATAGCTCTTCGTCGTAGGCGACGACGCATATTATGACGCTCCGAACTGCCCATCCCACCCCATACCCCGTACTGCTCGTTGTTGTCCAGGGCATACCGAAGGCATTCATCCATCACCGGGCAACGGCGGCACATTTTCTTTGCCGCATACCCGGTGGATGATCCCTCCGGAAACCACAGGTCAGGATCAATCGTCCGACAAACCCCATCCAGTTTCCAATCTTCGGACGTGAATCTCGATTCGCGGATTGTCTCTTGCGACAATGATGGGTCCAAGGTGAACTTCGTGGACAATGCCTGCATGGTCGTCATCAATAATATTTCCTTTTTTGAGTGCGTCCAAAGATGATTTAGCTAAAACAGCAAGTGAATCAACATCTCTCTTACGGGCATCCGGTGAGTACCAAACTATCCGAACCGATACTAGCCCATCGACTCGCTTTAGTTTCGCTTTCCTAGCAGCAGCTAAAACTATTATCTCTGAGTCGGACTTAGCTTTCGCTACTTCCGTCCAGTGCGCCCTCCGCTGGCCGTTCGTACTCATCATTGGGGCCTTCAGCGGAAGAACCAAAACCCACTTCTCTGGCGAACTCTTCAACGGTCATTCTCGTTCCACTCAAGGCCCAAAAGAAGCTCTCGATATAGAGCCGCTGGATGGTCCGCTCCTCCTCAAACAGCCACGCCAGGGTGTTCACGTCCTGCCGCAACCTGTTCCAAGCTGGACCCCAGTTCCAGTTAGGTTCGATCTCCTTCATCTAAACCTCCGAACTCCTTCTCTAGCTGAGCGATCTGTGCGTCATCGGCAATCGCCTGGTACGCCTCTTTCACATCACCCGCGAACTTTCGGGCCTCATCTATGGTCATTGACCAGGCAGAAGGCGGTCCGGATTCCTTGGCGTAGAACACCATGATGATCCGGTCAGCGTGCGGGATGGCAATGACAGAATTTTTGATCGTCTCGCCCCCGGCGACATAGGAAACTTCCAGCGACTTACCGGGAACCATGACCTTCCGATTTATACCGGCCACCAAAGGGCCTCCTCATCATCGTGAACAATCTCGATCCCCTCTTCAAGGCTCTTCACCGCTATGGTGAGGCGACCGTCGCTCTCCGGAAAGACAGAAACATCCCCAACCCTGACCGATATGACCAGGGTCTTATCTGCTGGATCAAAAATAGCGCCATTGCTAATCATATTTCTCCAATCAAAGCACGCTCAGCAGTAATTGACTTTTCCAATTGACTATAAATTAATTTTAGTTCACGCTTACCGGAAGGGTCGGGCAAATAAACACCGGCCACAAATACTGAACAAGCCTTTTCCCTGATCGCCCACTCAATGCATTCCGGTCTAACTAGGCACTCGCCACAAATTATTTCGGCTTCCAGCCGGTCCGTTTCAGTGGGGTTTTCCATCGTATGAATGGCTGAATCGACGCACCTAGCCAGGTCAACCCATTCATCTTTCCGGTGCCACTTTTTCATACCGAATCCAACCTCGCCTGGTCGAAGCGGCGGATCAGGGAGATGGACTTTGGGGGGCCGGTCCGGTTCTTCGCAATGTTAACTATGATCGACGGCGAGTTCGGCTCCTGATGCAGCAGCAGGATCACGTCCGCGGACTGCTCAAGCTCTCCGGACTCCCGCAGATCCGACACCTTCGGGGTACGTCCGTCTACTTCGGAGTCGGCATTTCGATTTAGCTGGGCAGCCAGAACCACGGCGATCTCTAACTCCATGGCGATCAGCTTCGTGGCCCTCACAATGTGGGCTACCTGCTCCTGACGGGACACCCTACGGTCGGACGGCGACACCAGCTGGGCGTAGTCGAGGAACAACATCGACAGGCCGGTCGTTTCCTTGAGAGTCCTGCACTTCGCCGCGATCTGCTCCACCGTCACCGCAGGGTTATCGCACAGATACATCGGCATAGAGCGGTGGCCCTGAATGTATTCGTCCACCGCGGTCAGGTTCTCCCCGAACTCCCTCTTAGTGATAACGCTGTAGTCGATACCGGCCTGCGCCGCGAGGATGCGGGACACCACTTCCACCACCGGCATCTCCACGCTGACAACCAGCGAGGGGTGTCCATGCATGACGGCATAAGAAACCATGTTCTGACCGGCCACACTTTTGCCCTGACCGGTACGCGCCGCCACCACATACAGCCGACCCGGATGCAGCCCACCGGCCAGCCCCTTGTTCAAGGGCTGCCACGGCGTAGGGATCGGTTCCGACTTCTCGCTGTCCCGCCACATCAGCCAGGAGTCGAACGCCTGCGACATGGTGATTACATCGGCGGGTTGCCGGTACCGAAGATCGTCCAGGCCGTACCCGGCAGCGATATGGTCCGCGGCGTCCTTCCCTACCGCTGGGTCAACGATACAAACATTGTCCGCAATTCCCTCAAGGTGCAGCGAGATACCTTTTGCGCGTTTTTCCCCAGCCTTGTCGCGGTCCGCGATAACCCGCACTGTTTTTCCGCGTAAGGGTTCCCAGTCATACTTGTCGGGGGAGGCCGAAGCCCCGTTAGGTGCTGAAACAGCCTGTCCTCCAACCGATTCAACAGCGAGAACATCCTTCTCTCCTTCCACTACATACACAGTTTTCTCATCCCCGATACGGTCTGCCCGGTACAGGGATGTGTCGGCTTTGTTACCCGACTGGATGAATTTCTTGTCCGGGGTGCGCTTGACGATCCGGCCACCGGGATACTCGTAGGAGAATCCGGAACTGTCATCGAAAAGATCCGACATGGACAGATCCAAACCCTTTACAACGTCAAGGGTTTCGCACCCGGCCATGCAGTACAGCAACACCGAACCCTCAATGGGGCGCACGCTCAGCGACGGCCTGCCGTCGTTGTGCGCAGGGCACTGGGCCATCGCTCTGCCGTCGAGTTCCTGAACCGTCAGCCCCTTGTCCCTGGCCGCGTCAATGAACCTCTTGTATGCGTCTAGCACATCACTCCGGTAACGGTGCATTGTTCAGGACATGGTTAGCGATCTGGCCGACCCACTTCCTGCGGTCGTCCTCACACCACTGACGTATCTCGCCCTGGGGCATGTCAGGGATCGGGGGATCTGGATAGACGTACCCGTACTTCTTCTCCACCGCTGCCGCGTCAGCATCGGTGTAGGCCCGGATGAACCACTCCCTGGCGGACACCTTGCGGTCGGTGAAAATGTCCTCGTCGTGAAACCTTCTGTCGCGCAACCACGTTCGGGGTGAGGGGACGTACTTGATGCTTTCGGGGTCCACGTTAGAGCTATACGATGCGGCCCTGGAAATGAGCATTGACGGTTCCACCCCCTCATCCAGAACGAGGTCTAGGAAAATGTCGTATGCACGAGCATGATCCACGCGGCGCGGATACGCCGCCATGAAGTCCCTAAAGGTTTCTTCGTACCTTTTCCGGGCCTCTGCGCGATCCATGGATCAGAACGGGAGATCGGCCCCAGAGGAACGGGAACCGGCACCGGCACCCGCGAATGAACCACCGGAGCTTCCGCCCTCTTTCACCGGCCACGCGCTCAGGATGTTGGCCTTGATGTATTTCTTGCCCTCGTACTCCTCGACGTAAACCTCACCGGAGAAGTTCAGTTCCTGCTGGGTTGTTACAACCTCGCACAGGTACTCGGCCAGCTTCCCAAACACAGTGCCCTCGATCAAGATTTCCTTGTCATGGGTCCAACCGTCCGGAGTCTTGCGAGAGTTCTTGAAAGACAACGGAAGTCGCGCATACGCGGTCCCAGTCTTGCCGAACTTCAACTCGACTCCTGGGCTTATGAGAAACCCTCTGCCGCTGACTACTGGTAGTGACATATCTTTGCCAACCTTTCCATCGAACCGGATGGAAATAAACGTATCAGTAATAGTTTTCTATAGACAAGACCGACACGCTCCGGATCTCGCCAAGGTCGAACATGAAACCCCTCATCCTCCGCGGCATTCGGATGGGACTCCACCCAGCCGTGACAACCAACAGTGCCATGACCACACAAATGCACAATGTTCTCCGGGGACCAGGGACCACCCTGCCCACGCTTCACCCGGTGATGGAAACTGTGGGCCGCGACGCCACACCGCTCACACAAACCACCAGAGCGTTCAGCAACTAGCTCCCGGCAGCGGCGCTCAGGCTGTTTCGCCACTTACCTCTGTCGCCCACTCAGCGAAGTCACACGCTTCGTCAAGAGCCAAAGTTGTTAGATCGCAAACCCATTCGGCGGCAAGGAAAGTTTCGTGCTTGATATCAGCCAGGACGGAAGGACCGTTCCCCTGTCGCAGAATCGAGTTCCGCATGTCTGTGTACTCGGCCAACACCCGACGCAACATCGGCTCCCAGGCGTGGCCCTCAGCGGCAAGCTGATCGGCTAGGGGGCCAAGGGTGGAGTGTAAGAGTTCGGCAAGGCGAAGGGGAACGCTCAGGGCGCTCTCGTATGCCAGCTGAACTGAATCAATGTGCCGGTCAAATGATCGCCCCACTAGCCGTCCTCCCTGAACTGACTTTCCCAATGATCCCATTCCGCACTCTGACCATTTGATTCCGATTGCGGAGGCTTAACCTCTTCGGTGATCCGGTCGAGTAGCGGAAGAATCTCCGGCCCGTAATATTTCTTCATATACGCTACCAGTTGGTAGTTGTAATCGACAAGCCATTGAGCAATCCAATATCTCACTGCCGCAGGGATCTCCTCCTGACAGCCAATCGTATGGATGCTCATCCTCGCGGCTTCCGCGAACCGGAACGGCACAGTGATCCAATCCCCAGGGTGCTGATGCTCCCGCGGGATATGAACCGACCTCACCGGAACAATCTTCTTCTTAAAGAACGCCATCACATTCCACCCGTCGTGCTACCAAACATACTTGCCTTCATCAACGACGAAACCGATTGCAGCGCACGGAGTTTCTTGCCAAGGCTGTCGAACGTGTCGGTGACAAACCGGTAAGAAATCTCAGCGTTGTCAAGTTCCTTCAACGTATCTTCGGTATCCAAATCGGCCTGCATCTTGCGATCCATCTGGGTACCGACAGCCGCGGCATACGCCAGCGCATACGCCCTCTTGTGAGCCTGCCTAGCCGCCCTAACTTTTTCGTGATATTCCTTCAAGGTGGCGGGGGCGCGGTCGATACGGCTCGTCAGGTCAACCATCTCCCGCTCAATATCAGCCGGGGTAACAAGGTCATCCGATTTCATCAGCGAATCCAATCTCCACCGCTTCCTCCGCACTGAGCCACCAGTCGCGGCGAGTGATCTTCCGCATGAACTCGCGCTTACTGATCTTGTCCGTGCGGGACAGGAACAGGGAAACCATCTGGCTCACGCTCGCTTCCCACCACGCGTGTTCATCACCGATATCGTCGGCGGTCCCCTGAATTCCGGAAGAACCCTTGTGGATCATCAGCTGAGAGTTACGACCGATCACCCGGTGGTCGGCAGCCTGCAAGATCATCGCCGCCGCCGACGCAGCCACACCACGAACCTTGATGGTGATTTCGTGGTTGCCGCCACCGCGGATCGACTGAGCAATCAACTCATCAATGATGCCAATACCGGCCCACGCTTCACCGCCGACAGAGTTGAGATAGATTTCCCACTTCCCGGTGGGGTTGTGCTTGTTCCACAGCCGCATCGACCGGTACAGTCGGTTCATCGACTTCTGCTCCACCCTGCGGTGGAATGTAAACAGACCGGACAGCTGGTAGTCCAGGTTGATCTGGGCCTCAAGAAGCTCTATCTCTGACCGGGCTACCTGAAGCTCTGATAACCGGGCCTCAAATGCAGCCTTCTCCGCTTCGGAGAGGGCTTTGCTCAGGTCGATGGAATCGTAGGCGGCTTCGGCTTCGGACGCCTCGATCACGTCGTCGGTCACGTCAGTCAATCCTTTTCAGTTTCGGTGGGCGACGAGACTTTTGGATCCGATTACCCAGCAGCAAGGAGTCCCAGCCGCGGTCAAGGTCAAGTGCATACAAAGTGCATTCGGCCCGGTCAATGGGAAGGTGGATCATAATTCCCACGGACTTGTTCAGTTCCGGGTGAAGCTCTTTGCGGTAGGCGGTGCCATCAGCGTTGGCTTCGCCGTCCGTGAACGCCGGGGAACCGGAAAACCGGGCATCCCGGTATCGGCTACCACGCGCATAAATCGCAACCTGCGTGGTGACACCCAGCGAATAGGTCGGCTCATCTGCACCGGTCTTGATATCTGCCACACACACGCCAAGTTCGGGGTGGCGGATTAAGCGGTCCAAGCTTCCGGCTCCCCGCAGCGGCTTGCCGTCATCCTCAACGTCGAGGGCTACGAAAACCTCAGTGTCCACCGTCTCAAACCCCTGCATCTTCTCGCGGTAGGCGGCGAGCGGGGCTTTCAACTGTTCCGGAACGAACTGCCAGTCAAGCTTTCCAGCGTCGAGAAGTTCAGTGAACTCGTGGACCGCGGTCCCAATGTCTGCGCGGCCCTGGGCCTGAGCGATTTGGGTGGCATGTTCCACCAGTTCCTTGAGGGCGGTCTTGTTCTCCCGGTACGGATCGTTTTCGGTACGAGCGACAATGGCGGCGATCCGTGCCTGGATGGGCTTGGACCGGGCCATGCCGATCATCGCCATGGATGCCTTCCAGTTGATTAGACCGGACTGATCCGAAGTCCACTTAGCCATGGTGGACACCCTGGTATAGGCCACCGCTTTGCCGCCCCGCGGGGGATATAGCATCGGTCGGCCCCAGCCGTCCCGTTCCACATTGAAGTCGGTCATCACAGTTATGATGACGCGAAGTAATGTTTTCCATAAGCGCGACACGCCCTCTATGGTTAACTATTATATTTTTGGACGGGACCGGATCAGGCCAGTGCCCCGAACAGTTCACAGCAACCCCAAAGAAAATGCCCAGCCAACCCGAAGGTTAGCTGGGCATCCGACAGTTATAGAGGACAGTCAGCTACGAGGCAATGGTTTTAGTGGAATCACTTACCACCTCACCCAACTCAAGGGCAGCTGCCAAGCCCTCAATCTTTTCTGCATCTTTATCGGTGGCCTTTGCCACCCATGCATAGCCCTCACCCTTTGCGCCGGATGACTTTATCGCCTCGCGCAGCCGCGCCTTTGCTAAATCTAACCGGCTGTCAGTTTTTGCCTTGGGCTTGGCAAGCTTCGCGCTGTACGAAGTTGTTACCGGCTTGGAAGCCTCGTTGCCGTCATCATCAAGATCAGCTACCAGTCCGGTGATCGCCTGGATCCCGTACCGCTGCTTAAACGTCACGTCGGCACCCTCGCCCTGCGGGGTCCGCTGGGCCGGGGTCAACAACCACTCGCCGTCCAAGTACTGACCGCTGGAATGAAACAGGTAGAAGTGCAACCCGTTGGTCCCATCCTTAATCATTGGCATCGTCACCAACGCCAGGTCGCAGGAGGCCAGGAGCGGCTGAAGTGCCGCCCTGACCTCCGGTAGCGGCGCGTACCGGGATTTGAAGAACGGATTCTCCGCACTCTTGTCAACCGGGGAAAGCATTGATTGTAGTTTCACTACAGCCGCCGCCAATTTGTCCAGTTCCACGCCGCTACTGCCTCTCACAACTCAATAATTTGATAATATTTTTTGTTGTTGGTGAAGCCTCGCTTACACGCGGCACACCGCATCTTCTTGAAATCACCGAACCCGCTACGGACACGCTTAGCGAATTGCTTCGCGCACTCCTCGCAGGAGTAGTGGAAACCGCAGTTGTGAACCCGAATGCCATGCGTACACAGGCTTTCGCAGTCATCATCAATGTGCAGTTCGCACTGGGGGATTTCAAGCTCGACGCCCCAACCGGGAACTATCTCAACAACTTCCATGCTCTCCATCATAATAGATAAAACAATAATCGGGGGGCGGGTATTCCCCCACCCCCCGATCAGTTTCACCCTTAGAGATCGCTAGCGTCGATCACGGACAGAAGTTCAGGAAAGCTTTCCTCAGTGAGATTGGAAAGCTGCAACTTCTGCAACCTGTCCCCCATCACCCAGGCGTTCCACGCCTTGATGAAGTAGGCCAAGTATTCCCGCTGGGTCACCTTGACACCGGAGCGGCGGATGTTCCGCAGACGCCGGTCCAGGGCCAGGATGGGATCGCCCTCCGCGAGGGAAGCCCCACTCACCAGCTGGCTGATGAACCTCGCCGCCCTCGCAGGATTGATCTGCAACGCCGCCAAGGTGAAGGCACCGACCACTGAGGGGGGTGCATCAACCTGCTGGAAGCCCGTCTCCGAAAGCTTCGCCAGAACGTCCTGGTGGGAGATTACCCATTCAGTCTGCTCAGGCTTGCTCGTGGATCCCCGGTTGGAAGCCCGGAACAAACGTCCGCGGGTCCATTCCAGGTAGAGCTTGGCGACCGCCCCAATGGTGGTGCCGTTGGAGATGTTCCGCAGGCCCAACTGCTGGCCCACCGTGCGGGTCTGTCCCTGATCCATATACAACTGTGAATCGTCGGGAAGTCCGGAGATGACCACGAAGGAAATTTCCATCGCAGGCACCGTGTTGGCGAGGGCCGTGAGCCGGTGCTTGCCATCGAGGAGCTTGCCGCTCTTGGAAATCTTGATACCGGAACCCTCAAAGTGCCACCGACCATTTTCCATATCGGCCTGAAACTTCAAGACCTGATTGTCCGACGTGCGACGGTTAGGCCCCTTGTGAAGTTCCAGCATCTGCGCGGCCTGAGCCGAAGAGATTGACATTACGCGAATGTCCAGGTCAGCGGGTACTTCCCCGCCTCCCTCGTTCTTGTGTTTGACACCGTTGATGGTGTCCATGATTGCTGTCATAGCGTTAACTATAACCATCGGTGTCTCAAGACGTCAAGTAAGAGTTTTCTAAGAGTTTGATAAAGTCTGCGTGTCGCGTCTATCTACTTCAAAAAAATGCCTTTACCTGTAGTGGACACTCCGGAGCGCAGCGGAGGAGTGGACACTGATTGGCATATCCATAGCCGCTGCACCCTCCGTGTCCTGGCATAGCCGATACTACAAGATCGTCCTGTTTAATCGGTAAACATGACGCGAAGAGAACAGATAAACGGTTGTCACCCAAGCCGGGTACGTCACTAGGGGTTGACGTAATAGTTTCTTCGCGTGTATCCTCGTCGCCATGAGAAAAGCAGTCAAAGCGGTAAAGCCGCTACGGGGAGCGTCAGATCCCAGACACGGAACACCCGCGGGGTACGGGTACTGGGGATGCAAGTGCGATAAGTGTCGAGATTCGGCAAGGGAAAAGGCTCGTGAGGACCGTTCGGGCGAGGTCACCACACACGGTCGCTACGGCTACGACAGAGGATGCCGGTGCGAAGTGTGCGGTGCAGCAAAAAGGGCCAGCGAGGACAAGCGAAAGACCGCAGTCAAAGAGTGGAAGCTCACCCGGTGCCAAGGCCCCATAGACAAGGTTAACCTTTCTAAGCTGGCCTGATAGGTGTAACACCCCGGACCCTGGTGTAACAGAAAAAGCCCCCTGGAACTGAAAATCCGGGGGGCTTTTTCGTGTGCGTTTTTACTTCTTTGGCATCTTCTTCGGCGGCATCTTCGGCTTCGCGGGTGAAGCTGCTGGCTTTGCCATCGGCTTACCCTTTTTAGGAATCATGTAGGCCATGTTCATTCACCCCCTCCCCCTCAGGCTTATATTCGTTGCTACCCAAGATCGGAAGCCCTCACCATCATCTTTGAGGTACTCCACCCCTGCTCAGTCTCATGTGGCTTGTCAAGGTCAATCATCACCCAGCCATGCCGATAGCTTTCGACAATGCCGTCATGGACGACCCCGCCTGGGTCAGCCCAAGTAACTCTCTCGCCTTTAGTGAACTCCATATCATCCATTATGCAGCCACCATGTCCTTAAGGGAAGTGATCCTCTCCTCGCTGTATCCCGACCAGTGATCCACAACGTCATCACCCTCAGTGACAACTATTACCGGTGCTTCCGCGTAGCCAAGCGATTTAATGTAGGTCATTGCCTTGGGGTCTTTGTCCACCTCGACCTTGACGATCTCGATGCCCTTCCGCCTCATGCTGATCTCGACTGCGCGGCACCTGACGCAGATAGAAGCGGGAAGAGAGTAGACGGTGATGACCATGAAGTGCCTTTCGGGATGGCGGTGCCCCAGGCACCGGGAATTTGGGGGGTTAAAAGAAGCGGATTAGTTCCGCTGCCGAACGTCACCACATACGGTGACGACCGGGGCCGGGGCCGACTTAGCGACCTCGGTAGAGCGATCCAAACTCATCAGCAGGGACAGCAGGGCCGCGCCAAGGGACACCCCAAGGACGTTCTGCCAATCCACCGACCACACACTGAAGCTGGACACACCGATCATGGCGATAGCGGTCTGCGCGAACGTCCGGAGACACCGCGCTAACACCCCGTAATCGCCAATCCAAAACTGCTTGCTCAACATGTTAAATCCTGCCCCCCAGCTGCCGTAAATACCGGACTGCTGGGTCAATGTCATAGTTAACGTGTGGGCCTGTACCGGTGAAAAAGAACGCACCGGCATACAGCACCGCATGGAACAGCGGGACGATCTCCTCGACCGGCTTCTCCACCACCTCAAGGAGTTTCACCATCAAACCGGTGAGGGACGAGATAGTCACGTTCTCTACAAGATGCCAGATCGTCGTTACGTCCTCCCCCGCCTTGTCTGCCGGGGTATCGGTGTAAAGATCGCGGCCCCACGGCGAGTTAGCTCCGTGCGCGAAATCCAGCCACCACGAAGGGGTTCCCTCTAACCGGTCATCGCTGGCACCCCGGCCCTCCGGTATCGGCCACCCGGCGAAAGCATTACCGTTAGCGACTCCGAACTCCCGGTCCGGATTGCCCCACGTCACCCCACCAATAAACTCATCCTTCAGATCGTGCAGACGACCATTGGGATTCAACACCTCGTGCTTCATCACGCGACTGGTGACGATGGCACCCTGGGAATAACCGGCCAGAACCTTCGGCTTACCGGCGTGCTTGCGGCACTGAAGCACAAGCTCCTCAATGCCCTGGTTATATGACGGCTTCATCGGGAAAGCCTGCGCGTCATAATTACCTATGGGCTGCCAGTAAAACAAATCCTGCACAGCCCTCGCGGTATCAGCCGGATATCCGGTCCACATATCCACGAAAGTCCCTTGGACAGTGAGGATTACGCCCTTCTTCGGTTTCTGCGCTGGCGGGTTCGGATTAACAACACCCAAAGCCACCTGGGTAGACCAGTCGAGGATCCCATCGGTACGCAAAGCCAACTTGTTGGTCGAGTTCTTGCGCTTCTGGAACTCAACCAGAACAGCGCGAAGATCCTCAGTGAAAAGCTCGGAGCCATCCAAGCCCTTCGCATAGGAGAACTTGACCTTCAGGATCCGCTTCGCTTCGCGGACGGTTGGGCTGGACATGCCGACCTGCCAGCCAACCCAACTCACTTGAACCGCTTCTCAAGATCGGCAATAGCATCCACAAGGGTTTTGCCGCCCAACTGCGGCCAACCACCGCCCCGCGGACCGAAAAGTTGCTCCCAAACCTGCCGGATCATTTCGTCACTTGACGGATATCGGTACGGCGGCGGTCCAGCTGGCGGCGCAGCTACCACCGGCATCGGCTTCGCCGGGGCAGCCTCACCACCCGACCACTTCGACACACACTGCTGAAAGAACGACCATGGAAAGTTGGGTCCAACATCTGTGTGGTCCCCGTCCTTCAGGTACTCGCTCACATAGCGGTGATCCGAAATGCCCGGTGGTGGTGAAGAATACGGCGGCGACAACACCCGAAGCGGGATACCGTACTTCTTGCAGTCCTGCACGGCAATGAAAGCCGCAACCTCGATGGCCTTGGACTGTTCCATCCACTGCTCGCGGGTCCACCGGGCCGAAGAACCGGCAAAGCACAGATTGATTGACCGCGGGTTCGCGGACAATACCGACCAACTGCAAGAGTCGGTGTCCACCACGTCGCACACGGTCACCCCGTTATCGCGGGGATCCTGCGAAACCGTGTAGTGGTACGACACCTTGTTGGCGGGATTGGCAAGGAACCTTGCCAGCGAATCGGCATTGCCCGGACCCTCCTGCGTATGCAGGAGGAACAAGTCAACCCTGGTTCCCCCCCGCCCATGGAAGGACGGGGAGGAAACCCAGTACTCATTGAACTGTGGCTTGGGATCGGTAGGCATTGCTAACTACCTCAGACCTGCGGAGCGTCCTCAACAGGTGCGTCAACCGGCGCGTTAACAGGAACGTCAACAACCGGGTTCAGCACCGCATCGAGCTTCGCCCCAACACCGGCCAGAGCGTCAGCGCGAGCAGCGTCATCGGCGGCATCGCCAGCAGCGTCATCAGCCACAACCGCAGCGGCCTTGGCCTCTGCCTCTGCCACGGCCCGACGAGCAGCCTCAAGAGCCACCGCATCGTTAGCGATTACTGCGACAACAGCGTCAACCTTCGCGGCCAGGGCTGCGAGTGCGTCATCAAAAGAAGCCATTTGGTATTCCAACCTATTCATTCGGTACGGCAAGTATTTGCTTTGAAAATAATCACGAAGAAAGCAGAACATTATTTCCTTTTTCTTCTCCCATAAATCAGATCACCGATCAAATCGGCTGGGGAAAGGGCATCCCTGACGCCCTCCCTAACGGCCTCTGAAACGGACTCTCGGATAACATCGCTTGTGGCTGCCACTACTGGCTCAAGGGCGGCTTTTGTTATTCGGTAAACCGAATCATAGTAAGCCCGTTCAATTGTTGCGATATTTTCCATGAGCGCCTCTCGGCCCAATTTCAGTCTATCACTCATTGGGCTTTATCCGGACCTCCAAATTGGATAGGCGACCCTCAATATGTGATATTCCATCCCGCAGGTCACCGCGCAATTCCTTAACCGATTCCCGCCTGCGAATTTCCTCATCAATTAGCTCTGACTTAAGCCCAGAGAAGCCCCTGGATATTTCTGTGACGTGCCTGGAAAGCTCTTCCAGTCTCTCAAGCACCCGGTCCAAATCATCACGAAGATTGGTATTTGTGTGACCATTTTTCACTTGGTCTTTTACATCCCTCAAATCTTTATGGGTTTTCCTGGCAGAAAACCAGGAAGGGGCAATTGCGATTGAAAGTGCCCCCACTATGAGTAGGAATTGGGACCAAACATCCATCCACGAATCTGGATTAAACCATCCATTCATTATAAAACGGTGTCCTTGGCTTTCCAAGAGAAAACCCTTGGCCCCGCGGTGAGCAGGGAACCGTTGAACATCAGTCCGCAGTACCGGTAACCGGCACCCCTGATGAAGCCACTATTGACAAGGCTGGTCGTTAGTGCCGGTGTGGTGGTGCTTGCCGGGGTATACACCGATACGGATGGGGTCGGGTTGGTCAGTGCCGCGTCGTAGACCACCCTGTAGGTGAACGTGTTTGCTGCGGACTGGTTGTAGTAGGGGGTGTCGTAGCTGACATACGATCCGATTTCACCAACTCCGGGTGTGTAGTTGGTTAGAAGCGCATCAAATGTTGGCGGCTCGGCAGTATAGAAACCGGCCACCACCTGTATGTTGTCGGCAGTCCTAGTCCATCCGGTACTCGGGTCGCTAATCCTGACGGCCAACCATCTAGTCATTGATGAATTGCTGGCAAAGACAATAAAGCACTCACCGTCGTTGTTCGCGGCACCGGATACCACCTTCACGGAGATATCAACCGAATCGGTACGCATGGGCGCGTACCACAGGACAGATGCCTTGGAGAAAAGAGCCAAAGAGTTCCCGAAAATGTCCGCCGTATACCGGGCACCCATGACGTACTTGGTTCCGAACGACGTGTTACCGCCACCGAAAGTCAATGTATTCATAGACACGTTGCCGTACTTGGCTAGCCAGCGAGGACCGGGAATGTTTCGCTGCATATCGTCCTCATACAAGAGGGGCGGTGACTCGACGGTGATCGGATTCAGCGGATAGGAAACCTGCCTGCGGACCACACGACCGTAGCGAACTTTATATATATCGCCCTCGATATTAACGAATATCTCAAAGTTTTCGCCAGCCGCAACCTGATTAGTAAGGACCGAACCGATGACCCAAGTGAAAGTGGTGAGATCATCGCTCATGGATCCGTACTTGTAATCGCCAAGGTTGTATACGGCACCGGCGCGATCACTAAATTCAATGTACGCTTCTGAACCTGTTGGGAATGTCATTCCCCTGGGTAGGACGTAACTGTATTTCAGTACGCCGTCCTCAGAGAGAATTAAAGTCCCAAGCGAAGGTTCGCTTGATAAATCAATCATTTAAGTAAACTTTCGGGCCTTGTCGCCGGGACCAAGGCATCTCGATCTTCGGCATTTACGGGAACAAACCGGTCATCATCCACTATCTGATAGGAACGTGAAGATGATCTAATTGATGGCAACTCAACAAACCAGAAGAAAAGCCCACGGAAACCCTGTAATGCGTCCCGCGAAATTGCCTGACTTATCTCTGTGGTTTCAACCTTGGCCGTCCTATCGGAATAGGCCGGAACAATTGCGTATCTGTCGTACTCGTTTATGTAAGCTTTTCTATATACTGAGTCTACTGATGCTTTTCTATCGTCGTATTCGATGTAAACAATTTCTCGCGGCTCATCAATCACGGCTTCCCGGTACGCGACAGCTGTTAGTGCGGCCTGCATTCTTCGGTTAGCGGATAGGGAAGCTGAAGGAGCGGCGACAGCAGTTAGGGTCGCTGCCGCAGGCATGGTTTTGGCTAGCGCAGCGGCTGATGCAGCACCAGCGGTGAGGGTCGCCTGGGCTACCGTGTTTTCCGACATGTCTACAGACATTGATGCCGTCACAGTGAGCGAACCTGAAAGCAATCTTGTCTTGACGATTGCGCCAGAGAAAAGGGCGGTAGACAGAAGGTTTGCGCCAGCGGAAGCACCGTAAGAGAGCGTTCCAGCCCCGGCACCCGTCGCGGTTAATCCACTAGTGTCGAGGTTCTGCCCCCTGGAAAGGTCACCGGATGCGCTAGCCGTTCCGGTAACACCGGAATCGGAAATCCTCTGACTAGATACAAGATTTCCAGTCCTGGTAGCAGTCGCAGTGATGGAAGCAGCGGCAACCCCGAACTCTGTAAGGTTTGCGACAGCTGCGGCGGTCGAAGTCAGGTTTGCTTGGCCGACTAAAGTTCTTAAACCGGTAGCGGAAAACAGTGAATTTGCGAACAGCGACGAGAATGCGCCAGCGTTATACAGCGGCTGCGGTGTTCCAGAATCCCCTGTCGCGGTGAGGCTTGCGGAAAGGAACTGCCCCCTCCCCCCGCTCGCGGCTGGTGCAGCGGTTGCCGTGAGGCTTGCTGAGACTGTCGCGGTTCTAGTCTCAGTTGCCAAGAATGTTGCGGTCGCAGTGGTTGCGGCATCCACATTGGCGGTCTTAAGTAGAGAAGCGGAAGCCGCAGCGGTCGCGGTAAGTGCCGAATCAGCATTATGGGTTTTTGTTAAAGCAGCTGTCGGTGTTGCCGTAGCGGTTGCTGCCGCATCGCCTGAGACGAGCGTTCCGTAAGCGTAAAACCAAACTCGACCTACAGCACCTGCACCACCAGTGCCCTGTGGACCCTGACCGCCACCGCCACCACCGCCTGGTGCGTTTCCAACCGCGCCAAGCGTGGCTTGCACCGCTCCACCAACGTAAGTTTGAGAATTGAAGGTCAAGTTCCCGGCAGCTTCACCGTTATTGTTGCTGCCCTGAAAATCCGTTGTGCCGCCAGCGCCACTGATTCCTGCCCAGCCGGTAGCTACCGCTGTTGATGCAACACCGTTTCCGGAAACAACATTTACCCCACCACTACCACCGGCACTGCCAGAGCCGACCACGCCAGTAATAGACGTGACATTAAAGCCAATGGTTATACCGCGAGTTAGCGTGGCAGAAGCGTAAGAACCCTTACCTCCGCCACCGCCCTGGTTAAAGGAGAATAAGCCACCGGATCGCCCACCCTTACCGCCGCCAAGGACGATAACATCCACCTTGTACGCCCAAGACGGGATGGTGTATGTGAAAGATCCAGCCGTGCTAAACGTATCGAGTTGGGTCGCCATAGGCCACCCCTCCGCTCAGGGGCTTAGGCTGCTGGACTGAGGGTTAGAGTGCAGGTGGTGAGGGTGAGGGTGTCACCCGCGACCACGGACTTGTTCGCAGTCAATGCGGCAGACCACAGGAAGTTACCCGAAGTTGAGGCATCCCACACAGAGATGTGTGTGATTGTTTCGCTGGCCGTCAGTGAAGCCCAGCTTGGCTGTGTGCCGGTCAATGCAATGGCGTTCGATGCAGCGGTGGCGAAGCTGATTGCAACGCCAGTTGCACCGCCACCGGTAGAACTTGCGGTTGTTCCAGCAGTGCCGGGGTCGGCGGTATGTAGTCGAACGTACAGCTGCGTCGGGGGCGTGAAGGTGGTAGATGCTGCACCCTTGATGTGGTTCAGGATCTTGTGGATAAAGTTAGTCTGACTAAGACCTGGCATTTTCTTCTTCTTCCTTGATTGGTCTGGTTACCTCCGCGTCAGCAGTGGCCGACCACGACAGAACCATGTTCTGATTGTTTTCGTTGTCCATCACATTTCCTTACAGGTAATGGTTATTGTCCGATCATCAATGCGGCCCCCGGTGGTGGTAACGCGAACCGTTACGTCGTAGGAGGAACCGGCTGTACCGCCCGATGCCCATAGCGTTACAAGCGTTGTTCCGTTCGACAGGGTTACCTGTGCGGTATTAGAAAAGCCGCTTCCGTAAACTCCCGATATGGATAATCCACCAGTGGGGGAAACCGTTGCCGTAGCCCCGGAAATCTGGTCACTGAATGGGGAAAGCCAAGCTGACCAATCGAGAACGTAGTCCAGCCTGCCGTTTGGGTCTTTGGTAAATTTTTTGAGGGCCAACTATCTCACCTAAATCCTATCACTTAGCTTGTCTAATTATGTGGAAGATTCTGAATAGCCACTGGCATTAAACTCTTCCTGGGTGAGCGTCAAAAATTTGGTTCCATCGAAGATTATCCACTTACCAAGTTCTGGATAAACGGATGCAACATCCGTGCCACCGCACTCAACAAGAAGGGTGCCGTCTAGCCTTGAAGAGACACTGCAATACAAATTGTCTTTATCCAGAACCCAGGAAAGAATGTCTGCGATATCGGAAATGGAATCCAGCTTCTTAGCGATCCCGGTTACCTGCATTGTAAGTTCAATCATTATCTATACGTCCTTTGCGTACCAGTTATAAAGTGCTGCCGAATATCCGCCAAGTAAAACTTCTGTATTGGAAGTGTTGAATGGAAATCCGGTTGAGTTAGTATCTACCCAACTGGTGGCCTGTTGAACCCCGTCCTTGAATACCAAATAAGTGCTTGTGCTTCCCGAGGTTGATACCTTGAATGACCAATTGGATGGATTAGTAAAATCCGAGTTATAGGTACTCGACGAATACAGGGTTCGGCTTGCCTTGAGGGTTCCGCCATTCAGGGCGCTGCCAACCTGGGCATAGCTTGTTGTCGTTCTAATCTCGTACCCAATGGTATAGGTGGTGCTGCTTCGTGAATAAATGAACCGCAAGTAAACAAACTTTCCGGAGCCGTCACCGCGCAATCCGATCAGGCCAACATCACTCCATGTTGTAGCCCTACCGCCCGGACCAGGGGCGGGAAGTGTCACGCCAACTTCCTGAACCGTGGTGGCAAGTCGCCCGTTATATGAAGCGAGGCTTCCGGTAGTTGAAGAAAAAGAGTTGGAAACCGTGGTTGTGCCATACCTCTGAGTCCACGAAGATCCAAGGCCATTAGTCCTGTTAAAGGTATCGGAGAAATACATGCTTGGCGCGGTTACGGATGGGGTAATCAACCCAATGGCACCCCAATACTTTGAACCCGAAAGCAGGTCCGTCTGGGCAAAGCTTTCCGGAAGTCCCTGCGGGGTGGCAGTTGATGGAGTGAATCCATTCTGATGGTAGCTGCCAATAAACTTCGGATACCTACCGGTTGTAAAGTTGTTCGTAGCGGACCACTTGTGAATGGCGCACGCGGTGCCGCCCTCCTGAACGATCCCAATGTAGTAAAGCTCGCCCTGCTGCAATGACCGAGACTGCCCAAGCGGAATTGTTTGAAGGCTGTAATTCCCGTTCAAGGATGACTTGATGTTTCCAAGGTCGATGATCTTCGTAGCGGCACCGGTAGTCTCGTCCACGTCGTACAGCGCGGCCCAGCAGTAGGTCATTGTCGCGCCGCCGCCCGGTACCGACATGCCGAACTTTATGGAGTCAAAGGTTCTGTTCTGGGTAACCGTTACGGGAATGAGAACCAGACGGCCCAGTGCCGGTGTCTCCGTGGTGTCTATGAGGGACTGGGCAAATGAAACGTCATCGCTTGTCCCGCCAAGCCAAGCCGGGAGAACTCTTGGAGTGTTCCAGAAGTCGTCGTGAGTTTTTGTCGAGTAGTTCGTCAGGTAGGTGACACCGGTTACCGCGTTCGCGGAGTTGGTCAAATCGTTTACCGTCTTACCGGTGCTGACTCCAACTCCGGGGGTTCCCCGGTTGAAAACGTGGGTAAGAAAGTCGATCAGATTCGACACGGTAGCGGACGCGGCATCAACTACAGCGGTTGTAATATCACCAATTATCTTCCCGGCAGAACTCAGAAATCCGGAAACCCAATTTGCGACGTGACCTAAAACCTCTGCAACCGTAGCGACAGAGTTCAGGGTGCCCTGTACCAGCTTCTCAGCTATTGCCTTCAAGACTGCAACAGGGAAAGGCAAGTTGGTATCCAACCCATCAAACAGGGTTACCCGCTTGTCACTGAGGAACGTGTTCTGGTCTTTGTAGAACGCCTGCACATTGCTCTGTGTGCGGTTCGTCATCAGGCCGGTACTGCCGGTACCCACCATCCCATAATCACCGGTATCAAAATGGGTTCCGGATACCTTTACCGTCCCCGCCGCGGTCTGCGCCCCAAGTGGGCTACCAACTTCGTAAGTGACGGTGTAAGGATAGGTGTCAGATACATCAACTACCACCCCGGAAACCGTCGAACCGGTCCGATAACCAGTTGGTGAAATACCGGTCACCTCAATGGTGCTTCCAACTGCCGCATTGAGTTGACTCGCCAGGGTCAGGGTTGCATAAAACACCTGACGTGGCGTAGCCGCATCGCTAGTCGTCAGCGTTACCGTCTCAGTGCTGGCATCGGTAGTAGACGTAGAATTTGAATACGGTGTCTTGCCGCCACCCCTAGCATTTATCGCCGTAAAAGTACCGGCGACCGTCATCTGCCCGGTGGCTGTAGAAGCAAAAGAAACACTGTACGGGGACGAGTTAGAGAATGCCGTAACGGTATGCGTTCCGTTATACGCTGTCGGTGTCACCCCGCCAATCGCAATGGAATCCCCAACCGCTACGTTTGGCGCGGAACTCAGCTGCACCGTGGCGGTAGATCCGGTACCGGAGGTTGCGAGGGTATTGGTTTTTATTGGTATGCCAGCCATCAGCCCTCCTTCAGTGCATCAATAAGTCCCTGAAGCTCCCCGAAACTCTTCTCCAATTTCCGGATCAGGGCATCGCGCTCTTCCGGCTTCACATTCCTGATAGCTTCCATAAGCTCAGGATTGTTTGCCTCTAGGAAATCCAGGGCACCGTCTTTGAAATCCGCTTCTTCCGGCTTCTCATCCACCAGATTTGCTACCGTCCCCAACCCGGCGACACCCTCGATCCACGAGTTCTGCAACTCCGGGTGCCAACGGAACCCGAAATCCCACAACATCTTGGAAACCCCAGCAGTAAGCTGCGGACTAATCAGCGGGATAGGCATTGGCCTAGCCGGTGAAGGATCTGGAATGCCAGCAGCCCAACACCAAGCAGCATGTTGCTCAGGGTTGTGGGGGTCGCATTCACTCTGAATGGGATGAATTTCAGATCACCTCTGGTAATAGCTTATCAGTCAATTTATCCGGAAATAAGGTTCACGCCGATATTGTTCATCGTGGTCAGAGCCTTCTGCATGGCCCTAGCGGACCTTTCACCCAAACTCATCGCGGCCTTATTGGTGCCGACCTGAATTGTGTATTCCAGACCGCCATCCCCAGTGTGATCCCAGGTTGCCTCAATTGACTCGACCTGATTCACAAAAACATAGTTCGGATATTCCTTGACCGTTGACCCAATGCGACTGCCCACATCGAAGTGCAGTCCGGGGAGGATCCACCGGGTGCCCTTCATTGTCATGGTGTGCGAGGTTTGCGAGCGGGT